CTGGCGAAAGCAACCCGGGGGCTTAGAATGTGATGCGTGTACAAAAACAAAACGTTCGGATAGTATGTGGTCAGGCATGGAGAAATATACGTGACCCCACCTTATCCCCCCCCCGCCCCGCTATACACGTATGGGGATCACTCAAAAATTTTCTGGCAAAAAACATTAGGAGGAATTGATGTCGGTAAACAAGGTAATTTTGGTAGGCAATCTTGGCAAGGATGTTGAGGTTAGGACTTTTGGCAATGGCGGGCGTGTTTGTTCGTTTCGTTTAGCTACGAGTGAGAGTTGGAAGGACAAGGTCACTGGCGAGCGCAAGGAGAAGACTGAGTGGCATAGCGTTAGTATTTTCAGCGAGGGATTGGTTAAGGTTGCTGAGCGTTATTTGCGCAAGGGCAGCAAGGTGTATTTGCAGGGATCGTTGGAGACGCGGAAATATCAGGACAGTTCTGGAGTTGAGAAGTGGTCTACTGAGGTTGTTCTACGCAATTTTGGCAGTGAGTTGGTATTATTGGACGCTCGCTCTAGCGGGGATAGCGCCTCAGCGGGGCTGGGAGGTGCCTCTGAGGCTCTGAATGCCCCATCTGGCGGCATGGGTAGCTGGGGCAACCCTAACGGCACCCCTGCGGCACGGGAGCTAGATGATGTCATCCCGTTCTAGGAAGGGTGAGAAGATGACTTCGCAGAGTGTGCCTAAGTCGGCGCGCTTTGCGATGGGTGAGATTAATCGTCGGATACGCGGGAGCAAGATGATTTATGAGAACCGTGATGAGTTGGCGGCTGAATTGTTGAGTTTGGGCAGTTCATCGATCACGGACATTGTTGAGTTTTCTCAGGATGGTGTGAGGTTGCGTGACATTGATGAGATTGATGATGCGGCGTTGCGTGCTGTGAAGCGCGTGCGTGTAACGCCGGGTCAGCATGGCAATACTGTTGATGTTGAGATGATTGATAAGGTTCGTATTTTGCAGATGTTGGCGAAGTCTGCGGGATTGATGGATGGCGAGAAGGAGGTTGATAAGCCTTCTGTTGTGAGCATTGAGATGGTGATGCCGGGGGAGGATGGTGATGAATGAAGACCAAAAGGATTACGGATGGTTTTTTTTCAAAGATAATTGGTATCGAGTGTCAATGTCTCGCGGTTTTCGTTTTGAGTCTATTGAGGATGTTATTCATGAGGAGCTTCAGCCGTGTGAGTATTTTAGGCAATATGGTGAACCTAGACCTAGGCGCAAGGGGGCGTGTCCTCCAAATTGTTTAGTGAAAAAGAGAAAGGGAGCTTCTTGGGGTCAAGCTTGTCAAAAACATTTTCTGATGAAGAAAAACAGGGAAGAAAACAATGAGTGAGCCGTTAAAAGTAATGATCGAAACGAGCGAGGCTAAAGCTAGGAAGCTTTTATCGGTTGTGTCGTCGTTATCGGATTTGAGCGCGATACAGTACGAGATTGAAGCGGCGATAGAAAAGCAATGGGCGGGTCTGAGGTATTGTCGGCGTTACTTGGAATATGGCCCGAGGACGGGTTGCGAAGGTTCTTTTCTTCCTAATCGTATAGATAAAATATTTTGCTGCGGGAGTTGTAGGAAATCTTTGCATGAAAAACGTAATCCTAGAACCAGACCGAAAAGGAAAAGACATGGCAAGTGAGCATCCCACCAGCATGAAGTTAGACTTCAGTAGCAGTCCGATGGTTGCGAAGTTTTTTCGCAGCAAGGGGTTTGTGCGGGGGATCATGGGGCCAGTTGGATCTGGCAAGTCTTATGCGTGTTGCGCGGAGATATGGCGGCGAGCTGTGGAGCAGCGGCCTAGCCCGCGTGATGGTGTTAAGTACAGCCGTTTTGCGATTGTGCGAAATACCAATCCCATGCTGCGCACGACAACGTTAAAGACGTGGTTGGAATTGATGCCCGAGCATGTGTGGGGATCGGTAAAGTATTCGCCGCCTATTACGCATCACATTAAGCTGCCGCCTCGGGATGGGGCGAGCGGGATTGATATGGAGGTTATTTTCTTAGCCCTTGATGACCCTAAAGACGTTCGTAAGCTTTTGAGTTTGGAGCTGACGGGTGCTTGGGTCAATGAGTGCCGGGAGCTTCCCAAGGCGGTGATTGATGGCTTGACGCATAGGGTTGGTCGTTTTCCGACGAAGGCTGATGGCGGGCCTACGTGGCACGGCGTTATCATGGATACCAACCCTATGGATGACGATCACTGGTATTATCGGGTGGCTGAGAAGGAGCGGCCCAAGGGAAGGTTCGCGTGGGAGTTTTTTAGGCAACCGGGCGGTGTTATTGAGGTGCCTTTGGACAAGGTGCCGAAGGATATGCCCGAGGCGCAGGGGCTGACGCATCAGGCGGGGCGTTGGTGGAAAACGAATGGCAAGGCTGAGAATGTGAGCAACTTGCCTGCGGGTTATTACGATCAGCTTCTTGGCGGTAAGAACTTGGATTGGATTCAGTGTTACGCTGAAGGCAAGTACACGTTTGTGCAGGAGGGGCGTCCTGTTTGGCCTGAGTATAACGATGAAATGATGGTGAGTGATCTGGAGGCAGATCCGAATGTGCCGTTGCAGATCGGCTTAGACTTTGGTTTGACCCCGGCGGCGATCTTTGGGCAGAAGATGGGCAATGGCCGCTGGCATATTCTGCATGAGCTGGTGACGTTTGACATGGGGCTTAATCGGTTTGCTGACATGTTGAAGAGCGAGTTGAATGCGCGGTTTCCTAAGATGGAGGCGATGATCTGGGGTGACCCGGCGGGTATGCAGCGCGATCAGATTTTTGAAACCACGGCCTTTGATCATTTAAAAACCTTGGGCATGATGGCGCGTCCTACGGCCACCAATGATTTTAGAACGCGGCGCGAGGCTATGGCGATCCCTATGGGGCGTCTGATCGACGGCAAGCCCGGGTTTATGATTGACCGTAAGGTAATGCGGCTGCGCAAGGCTTTGGCGGGTGGATATCACTTTAAGCGGGTAAGCATGGGATCTGGCGTGGAGCGGTTTCGTGACGTGCCGAATAAAAACGAGCATTCACACGTTGGCGATGCGGCGGGTTATTGCTTGCTGGGGTCTGAGCATCGGATCATGACGAAAAGCCCTCGGCCTATGGGCGGGCGTCCTACGCAGGCCAAGGTATTGGACTTTGATGTTTTCGGTTAGTGAGCTGAATAAGATCATGCGCATGGATTTTCCCCGGCATAAAATCGTGCCGTGGAACCCGGTGCATGACAAGCTTATTGACATGAATGATTTTGATCGACGGATCAGGTCTAATTTCCCTGACTTTGAGCAAACCTTTTTGCAGTATGCCAGTGCGGGTGCGGCCTATACTGGCATTGGGGATGGTAAAATCTATGCGATGTTTGGGGCGTATGAGTTTTGGCCGGGATGCTCTGAGGCTTGGCTTATTCCCAGCAAGGATATCGACAGAAAGACGGTTAGCTTTCACCGGGCTGCATTGAAGTTTTTTGATCTTTACTGCGAGAAAACGCAAACAAAGAGGCTACAAGCTACGGTTCATTCGCAAAATGTTCGGGCTGTAGAGTGGGCAAGGAGGTGTTACTTTACGCATGAGGGTACGCTGCGCCAGTACGGCCCTGATCACGGCGATTATGAAATGTTTGCAAGGATTCTCTAATGGGTGGTTTTTTTAGAAAAAGTTCATCCCCTGCCCCTGCGCCTCCCAAGGTAGATGAAAGCTTGGAGGAGCAAGAGCAACAGGTTGAAAAAGAAAAGGCGGCTGAAGGCAAAAAAATTGCCGCTCGAGTAAAGGCGCGTGGCAAGGGCGGCAAGTCAGGACGCGGCCAGCTTATGGCAAGTGGGGTTGGCGCTGGAGGTCGAGACAGAGATGTTGCCGCTATGGGAACCACTGCGTTGCAAACAACGCTTGGTCGTAATCCACGGTCTGGCTGATGAAGGTTTATCGGCGCAACCCAAAACATACGGGGTCTGATGATGTACGCAGCCAAAGGCGCAAAGCCCAGCAAGAAGAAACCAATGAAGAGCCTGCGCAAGAAGATGGCGACTAAGTATGGTAAAAAAAGCGTTCCAAAGTAGCAGCGGCGGTCTGAATGAAAAAGGGCGCAAAGCTCTGGGGATGGGGCGCAAGCTTACATCTGGAACAAACCCGAGGCGGGTTTCATTCGCTGCTAGATTTGGAGGCATGAAGGGGCCGATGAAAGATGAAAAGGGTCGGCCTACTCGAAAAGCTTTGGCGTTAAAAGCGTGGGGCTTTGGCAGCGAAGAGGCTGCGCGTAACTTTGCAAATAGGCATAAGAAAACGTAATGGCTGGTTTAAGCACAGAACAGATTAAAAAGCGCTATAAAAAAGCGGAAGCTCATAAGCAGCAATGGCGTTCTATCTATGAGGAAGCCTACGAGTACGCGCTTCCTATGCGTAACCTTTATGATGGCTATTACGAGGGTAATACACCCGGTCAGAATAAGATGAAGCGGGTGTTTGATAGCACGGCAATTCATAGCACCGCTCGGTTTGCCAATCGCATACAGTCTAGCCTGTTTCCACCGCAGCGCCCTTGGTGCAAGCTGGCTCCCGGGAATGAGATACCCGAGGAGCAAAAGATCCCGGCGCAACAAGCCTTAGATTTTTATGCTGACAAGATGTTTGGCGTTATGGCGCAGTCTGGCTTTGATCTGGCGATGGGTGAGTTTTTGCTAGATCTGGCAGTAGGCACAGCGGTGATGCTGATCCAGCCGGGTAATGAGGTAACCCCTATTCAGTATACGGCGGTGCCGTCTTATCAAATCAGTTTTGAGGAAGGGCCAAACGGCACGGTGGATACCGTGTACCGCAAGCTGAAGCGGCAGTTTCGCAACATAGAACAAGAGTGGCCTGACGCTGATATTCCTGATGAAATGCGCGCGCGCTACGAAGAAGACCCCTTTGAAATGGTTGAGCTTCTAGAGGCAACCTATACAGAACGTGGGCAAATTTCGTATTGCTTAGTGCATTATGAGAGCGATCATAAGTTTGTACACCGCGATTTGAAATCTTTTCCTTGGGTTGTGTCGCGCTACATGAAGGCCAGTAATGAGCGTTATGGGCGCGGCCCAGTATTATATGCTCTTCCTGACATTAAGACGCTTAATAAAGTTGTTGAATTAACTCTTAAAAATGCGTCTATCAGTATTGGCGGTGTATTCACTGCGGTAGATGATGGGGTTTTAAACCCGCAAACAATATCAATTGTGCCGGGAGCTGTGATCGGCGTGTCGAGCAATGGTGGGCCACGCGGCCCCAGCTTGTCGCCCTTGCCGCGTTCTGGTGATGCAAATCTTACACAAATCGTAAGCAATGATCTAAGAATAAATATCAAGAAGACGTTGCTGGACGAAAGCTTGCCTCCCGACAATATGTCGGCCAGAAGTGCGACTGAGATCGTAGAGAGAATGAAAGAGCTATCGCAGAACTTGGGCGCAGCTTTCGGGAGGCTCATCTCTGAAACTATGTTCCCCATTGTGCGTCGATCTATGGAGCTAATGGATGAAATGGGCATGATCGATTTGCCTCTCAAGATCGATGGCTTGCAAGTTACTGTGCGCCCCGTTTCGCCTTTGGCTATGGCGTCAAATATGGACAAGCTTAACGAGGTTATGCAGTTCATTCAGATTTCACAAAGCCTTGGCCCGGTAGGTCAGACACTGCTCAAGATGGATAAGGTGGGCGACTATATTGCTGACCAGCTCGGCGTTCCCGCAAGCCTGCGCACCTCGCAAATGGAGCGGCAACAGATGCAAGAACAGATGATGCAGATGGCACAAATGGCTGCTCAACAGCAAGGCTTGGTGCCAGAGGGTGAACCCGCAGAAGGGCCAATGCAATGAACGGAATAAACGCTCCCGGCTGGGAAGGTTTAGACGCTACCGTTACACCTATATCCCGCGATCTACAGATGGATCTGGATATTCTTTACAAGCGCTGCTTTGCTACTGAGGAAGGCAAAAAGGTGCTTAAACATCTTGTCGAAAGATATGATGAACCAGACGCATGGGTGCCGGGTGAGCCTGACGCGTTTGGCTATGCAAGATCAGCGCAGCGAAGACTGATCAAAGAAATCTTAGCGAGGATAAAGCGAGCAGATGAGCGAGAATGAAGAAAGCCAAGAGCAAGGTTTAATGGATGGCGTTGAATCAAACGCCGCAGAGGAAACAACTGAAGATCAAACAATAGATCACCGGGCTGATTCTGAGGAGCCAGATGATGACGTGTATGATCGGCCTGATTGGTTTCCCGAAAAGTTTTGGGATGAAAAAGAAGGCCCGGATCTTGAAAATCTAACTAAGTCATATCAAGAGCTGCAAAAGCAGTTTTCGCAGGGCAAGCACAAAGCGCCTGATGAATACGATATGTCTTCCCTATCTGATGCTGGCTACGGTGATGATGATCCTGTGGTTGACGCCTATAGAGGGTGGGCAAAAAAATATGGCATTAATCAAGTTGCGTTTGATGAATTGGCAACTGCAATCAC